TCGGGCACCATCCGCAAGGAGCCGGTGCCTAAAACCACCCATCAGGGCAATGGTCGCCGCAGCAAGCCACGCGGCAGCCGTAAACTACTACGCGGCCAAGGCAAAGGCTAGACTTACGTCATGATCGAGGTCATCGCGGCTATCGCTGGGGCATCCATCAGCGTGGCTGCGATGGGCGCGATGGGTTTTAGCAAGCGTAACGACGAAGCCCGCGATGCTGTCATCCGTTTAACCAGCGCAGTGGAGCACATCGCTACGCAGCTAGAGGCAATGCACAACGACATAAAAGACGACCGCCGCGAAACCTACAACCGCCTTAACTCAGTTGAGCAGCGTGTCAGTAAGCTGGAAGTACACCCGCGCCCCTAACCGTGGATTTCCTGTCTCACCCTGCATTTTGGATTTGCGTTGCTGCTGCATCCGAATTGATCGGCATGTCCAAACTCAAAGACAACAGCATCATTCAACTGGTGTTTCATGTCCTGAACCTGCTTAAAGCAAAAAAGCGCTAGAGGTCGGCTGGCGGCAGTGGTGGTTTGAACTGACGCTGCCGCTCAAAATCGACCAAGCAGAAAAAGATTGGCACGCAACACAACCACCTGCCACGCCACCGCCAGTGATCATCGAGCACCCGATTGACGAAACCCAGCAGACTGGTGAGAGCCGCTTGTTGGGCGGTCCCATGAGTATCCAAGCACCTTGGCGCCGTGATTAACAAGATCCGCTTAGTCGATCTCTTCCGTTATTACAAGTCGCTGCCCCACCAAACGGCAGCCGTGACTGAGCTGGAAGAACTTATCAATAAAGCAAACCCGCATATTTTCGGACGCGAGCAGTCCTGGTTCAAAACCTGGAGCCAATCCGGCAAACAGCAGGATTATACGCCTGCTATAAAACTTATTAAAGAGTTCGAGGGTTGCCACTTAAGCGCCTATCCCGATCCCCTGCACGGCTGGGATGTCGCAACTATCGGATACGGCACCACGCGCTATCAAGATGGTCGCAAGGTAAAGCAAGATGACAAAGTAACTGTAATTCAAGCCGAACAACTACTAACTCAAGAAGTCGAACGCATCGCCAAACATTTAAGCGGCAAGATTCCGCACTGGAATGACATGCGCGTAACACAACAATCTGCACTAATCAGCTTTGCGTATAACTTAGGTTCTGATTTTTACGGCGGGACTAACTTCAGCACAATTACTGCCCGTCTGCGTGAAAAGCAGTGGGACAAAGTACCTGCTGCGATGGTGCTTTATCGCAATCCAGGAACGTCGGTGGAAGCGGGACTACTGCGCCGCCGTGAAGCAGAAGGCAAACTCTGGGCACAGAACACAACGACAGTACCCGCGCAAGCCAGTAATTCTGCAGTCAGCTTAAAAGTCCCCTACGAGTACCAGCTAGACAACGGCCCCACCGGCTACCGGGAGTGTTTCAGCTCCAGCTGTGCGATGGTTGCCCGCTACTGGGGCAAGATCGCGGGCGACCACGAATACAACCGCATCCGGCGCCAATTCGGCGACACCACCGACTCCAAAGCCCAGATCCTGACCTTAAAAGCCCTGGGTCTCCGCGCCACCTTCGAGATGGAGGGCACGGCCAGCATTCTGGAAAATGAAATTCGTTCCGGCTACCCAACACCAGTAGGTTGGTTACACAAAGGTCCAGCATCTGCCCCAACAGGTTCAGGCCACTGGAGCGTTATTACAGGTTTTACGACCACGCATTTTATCCACAACGACCCCAACGGAGAGGCGGACATTGTAAATGGTGGCTACGTTAACCACAAAGGAGGTGCAGGGATTGCATACTCCAGGCGTAACTGGCTGCGACGCTGGTTGGTGGACGGCCCCGAAAGCGGCTGGTATTTAAAAATCCGCCCCGCCTAACGATGAACAATTTCAAGCAACCCGTCGAGCAACAACTAAGCCAAAATGCCCGCGACAGATGGCTGCGCGAGCGCTACGAGGCAAAGGACTGGACCGGCTTGTTCGAGGCTGCGCTTCTGCTTAACACGCTGTATCACATGGAGCGCACCAAATCAACATGGGCGATCTGGGAAGCTGCCTCAAATCTTTCCGACATCCGAGGCCTCGACCGCGATTCCTGCTAAATGTGCCTGATACAAGCCGGTGTATAAGGAGTGCATGGGATGGTCACGTTTGTCCCTCCCGTCTTTTACGTACAAGGCCTCCAATTCGTCATACCTTTTTTGATCGAGCATCACGGATTCGGACATAACGCAAATTTTGCAGTACAGATGGGCTTGTAGCAGAGCGAGCCAGCTGAGGCTTGCGTTGGGCAGCAGGCGGAACTTCAACAACGCACCCAGGGAAGGTACGTTTGGCCAGCTCCACCGCTTCGCAGATATTCCCTGCACGGAATAAATCTCGCAGGGGACCCCGCCCAGGCAACCAGACCAGCAGCTCGAAGTAGTCAGGGCTTGGAGCAGCTTGAGTCAACTGGCTTTGCACCAACTACTGGGGTAGTTGGGTTCATCGACGCTGTGAATAGTAACGAAGCCACCAAGAGATTGAGCAACAAGCCGCGCCGCTTCGACAGCTCGTTCGTACGTGACCCAAGTTCCGGCGTCATCTTTCTCAACAGTCAAACCAATTCCTGAACCTTTGGGACCGTACAGCGCAGTGACGTACTGCCCATCAGCCACGACTAGATAGCGAGTCATCAGAAAAACCAAACTACTGTGCAAGAGTAGCCCACCTAAGCGGGCTGAGTCAGACTTGTTACTGATTACAACTAAGTCTTATGAGTCTGTTTCAGTATCTGGGGCATCTTGCTTGGAGCGTTGGCGTCCTTGCACCCGTCGTTTCACCGAGTCCGCCCATGCAGCATGATCTGCTGCTTCTGCAGCCCTGTATTCCGACGATGGCAGTGCCTTTTCCAGTGCTGAATACACCATCTCCCGCAACAAAGCCGTGGTCCGTTTGCCTTGCTGCTTAGCCATCTCATCGACCAGCAAGTAGCGGTTCCGATCGAGCAGCAACTGGCAGTAGAACTTTTGCCCGTGACGTAGTGGCATCGCCGCGTGAGTCTCTTTTGCTACACACTAGCACGCTCACCACCGCACATCAGGATCCACCTGCTTTTTCCACGCCTGGTTCTGGGCAGCCCGCGACGCAGACCGCTGCCTAGAACATCCGCGTCGAACATCCCAGGCCCACTCCAGAAACATGGCTGCCCGCTGCAGGTCAGCCGTATTCGCCCGCCGCATAGCCGCATGGAGCCGCTCCAACACAATTTCCCTGCCGGTGCGACTCATGAGACTCAGTTTGCTACCACTCGCCCTCCTTTGCGATTCTGACAACCCGGAGTCCAGGCCACAACTCACGGATGGTGAAGTGCGCCTGGGTAAAACTATCGGCGTAAAGCGTGGCTTTCTGGATCAGCCCGCCCGGTGTACGCAACAAGGCGGTGTAGCAGTCAGGAGGCTGCCGCATCATTTGGCGTCTACCCACGAATCAACAGCTTTGGCCTCTGCCAGGGGTGGGACGTCCCCAAGCCATTCGGCCTCGGCGTCTTGCATTATGGCCGCGAGTTGGCGGCACCAAAAATCCGCATGTTCTTCACGCACAAAAAGAATAACTTCGTCATGAACGACACCTGCGATGCGGACCACTTCTTCGCCATCGGCCTTCAACAATGGCCATAATTTACCCAGTGTTCGTTTGAGTACAGCGGCCCCGGCTCCCTGAATCGGTGTATTGGAGCGGACTGTAAGGGAGTTGTAATCGCCCGGTAAAAACCGCCGCAACCCGGAGTTACGAATCCTGATCGCGGCATCCTTACGATGGAGATTAGCTTGTGCAGCATTTTCGCGTTGCCACCGGCTGATCCCTTTATACGCAGCGTGGAACTTAGAGCGGATTTCTCCAGCCTCAAAGAGATCCATTTGTATCCCCATTCCTGCTGCATAGTTGCGTAATCCTCGGGCTCCCGATCCATACAACAAACCGAAGTTCGCAGATTTACTAACTTGCCGCATGTCCTTCGTAACTTCATCTTCAGGAACGCCATAAATTTGCATTGCAGTAACAGTGTGCAGATCCAACCCCTGCTGGAACGCTTGGATCATCAGCTCGTCTTGAGCCTCCCAAGCAGCCAGCCGTAGTTCCATCTGGGCGTAGTCCGCCACTACCAGTTTCCACCCGTTTGGTGCCTTGACACAGGCCCTAAACCTTGAGTCTCTTGGTATTTGCTGGAGGTTGGGACCAATACAGGACATTCGCCCGGTAGCCGCCCCAAGCTGCATGTAACTTGCCTTAATAAACCCGTTACTGCCGAGGTGTTTGAGCAGCGCTTCAACCATCTGGCGCCGCTTTTCCACTCGTTTCCAGGCCAGATATTCAGCCACAACCTTGTGATCCCCGGCGTATTCCCTTAGTGCTGCACGACTGGCACTGGGTTTGCCGTTGCTGTCTACCGGCTGTCTATCCAACAGGGTTGTAAAGATATCCAACAGCTGCTTAGGACTGTTGAGGTTGAAGCCGGCCTCTTTCTTAGTACCGGCTCGAATACTGCCTTCAGCCTTGGAACGCAGGTTAAAAGTTCCGTCTGGGTCACGCGGCAGTTTTTTGTGTACCGGCAAAGCATCGTCAAGTGTTTCGATAAAGGCATCCCCAAGCCTGACGTGATCCTTGGCCAGATCCTCGTGCAGTTCTTCGAGTGCTTGCTTGTCGAACGGCAGACCTGTCCGCCACAGTTGCGCCATGGTCGGCAAAGCAGCGCACTCCAAAAACCAGGCTTTATGGAGGTTGCCCTCCGCCATACGTTGGTTGATCGGCCCATCCAACTGGGTCAATAACTCGACGTCATAGGCGGCATAAGCCAGCTGACTCGGGGTTAAGTCGCCACTCCAGTCACTTTTCTGTTCTTCCTTGGAGATTTCCAGCTTGAGGTAACGTTTTACAACATGCTGCAAACCATGTTTGAGGTTGGGCAGACCGTTGGTCAAGATCCGACTGGCCAGCATGGTGCAGAGCACCTCGCCCTTCGGATACAACTCGTGCTCCTGTAGCCACCCCAAGTCAAAGACAGCGTTGTGGGCAATCCAGTAGCGCTTGACCGAGAAAAACTCTTCTAGTTCAATCCAATGCTCGTCACTTAGATCCCAGCAATCAATGACCAAGGGGGTCCGGTCTATGGCTGCCAACTGGAGCAGCCGCAGGCCACCAAAAACCGGCTGGAGGCCGGTGGTTTCACAATCAAAGGCGACGGTGGTGGCATTAAACAGCGTGTGCAGATGCTCAATGCCGTACAGAAACGGTGCGTTTGCCATCAGTTGTGCAGCTCCATGTGTTGAGCATGGGCGGCAGTATGCACTTCCTGCATACTCATCGGCGGTTCACCGGGGCAGAGGTATGCATCAAATGGCTCCCATTCAATGCAGGTTATGGCGGCCTCCAGAGCAGGCATGAGATCGTCTTCGAGCACCGTCATTAGGTCGAAGGGGATGTGGGCATCCATCATGTGACGGCTGCCATCGCGCTTGACGATGACCTCCAGTTTGCGTTTGAACTCGGCAACCAGTGTGGAGACAGTCCAAAAATCGCTTGTCATGTGTGGGCCTGGTAGGGCGAACTCCTGTAGTGTAGCAGCCTAGTCCCCTAGGCCGCCTCGTAAAGAACACAATCTGTAGCAAAGTCCCCACCTGCATCAGGAAAGTCAAAGCCACAGGCGCCTCCGCTCCAGTGCTTACACCCATCACAGAAAACACCGCCCTGACCTGCAAGAGTAAAACCCTGCTCTTGAAGTTCGAGGTAAATGTAGGAGTATGTCTGCCCCAGGCGAATCTGTGAGATTGCCTGGTGCGAAATACCATATTCCGCTGCCAAGGCCAAGGTACTTTTGTCTGACAGCATGATCTGTTTAGCCTGCTGGGACGTCAAGCGGCGCGCTTTAACAGGCGGAAAACGAACAATCGGTTCTGCCTCTTTACCTGTCGAAAAAGTGCTCCAACGTTCCTTGCAGTCCTTGCAAAGATACCTACGTCGCCGTATCCCGTTTTTTGAAACACGACTATCAATAGCCTTGTAGTTTTCGGATTTACAACTCGGACAATTCATCACTCATCCGGCTGTAAACATCCAAAATCGTATTGCGGTGAAAGCCACACGCCTGCAGAAAGTGTGTAAACGTTTCAATTACATCTGACGCCATAACACCTCTGATTTTGACGTTGTAGGCAGTCGTGATCTGCGCTGCATCATCCGAGCGAATCATCTCAAACTTGTAGTGGTCACCCATTGCGGTATTCCTCGGTATCAAGTTTGTCAATAAGCCTGTTCAAGTACCAGCGTGCTTTGCTGGCGTCGATGTGCGGACTTTCCTTAAGCCAAAGCCTGCTCATGTACTTAAGGACTTGCCACTGGAGCCCCCCGACAACAGCGTCAGGGGCTTGCTTTACACAGTCCTCAATAAAATCAATGACCTCAATTTTTCCAGTCGTGTAGTGACTGGGGTGGTTAACAACATCCTGTTTCATAGTTTGGCAGCGGTAACTTGTCGGTCAAAGTTGTAGCGTCCCACGATGGAGTAATCCTCTGCAGGACTAGCTGACATGGTGTGGAACACGATCTGTCCGATACGCATCCCAGGCCACAGCGCAACTGGATGGAAAGCCCGTGCGTTCTGCAGTTCCAGCGTGAGCTTGGAGCCCTGCCAACCTGGATCGCAATAGCCAGCCATCAAGTGCTCAATACCGGATCGAGCCCTAGAACTTTTAAGAGCAAACTGCCCGGCCACAAACGACGGTAGGAAGAATGTCTCAACGGTTTCCGCAAGGATGAACTCTTGTGGCTGAAGCAGAAACGGATATTCCTCAGTGAACCTTGCAATAGAGCGCGGTTGCATTTGCGAGGTGAATTCCGCTTCGACAAGGATGTTCTCACCGAGTCTCACATCGAGACTGGCTGGATTGACTAACGCTGGGTCGTAAGGATCGACAAGGCCCTCCGCACAGAGGGCCCGGATCTCTGTATCACAGAGGATCATGCGTGAACAGTCACAGCGGCGGGCTGCTGCAACGAAACATGCTTCCAGGTCTTGCCTGTTTTGATGCAGTTGATCGTGGTGAGGTGGACCTTGTAGTCGCGGCTGATTGCTGTAGCTCCATCGCCAGCAGCCAACCGCCGCTTGATCTCCAGCACCTGCTTGGTGCTAAGTGCCCTACGCCCCCGTCCACGGCGAGACTCACGAGTCTTACTTTGAGACTTCGCTTGGGTAGGTGCCTTGGGTGCTTTGACTGCCGGGCTGTTGATCTCGAAGTTGACGGTCTGGGACGTCTCCAGGACAGAGTGGATCTTGTCCAAATGTTCGGTGATGGTCTTGATACTGTCCGACAGAATGCGGACTTGTGTATCAGAGAGGATAGTGAGCATTGTGCTAGGTAAAGCGTTGATAGTGTACTACCTAAAGGGTCTTGGACAGGTACTGGGAGCGCAGATGCAGCAAAGTTTCTTCAGGTAGCTGAAGTATTGTCTGCATCGCCATTCGAGCCAATACCTCGTGGTTGATGCTCTCGCTGCTAACGAAGGCATCAACTAGGCCGATGAAGAGCTGGTTGGGCGTGTGGGGCTTGACCCAGCTCGTATCGCAGGGAATGGGTTCTGTCCCGTAGGACCAGTCGTCGTAAGAGTCTTCGTTACGGAGGCTCTTAGCTGTCGTCTGCCCAATCCGAGCAATCCACCACTTCCCAGTTGTCGATTCGTGCGCTAAGCAGGCGTCGGACTCCGGCATCAGTGGCTGGCATTACGTCGTCTTCACAAAGGTAGAAGGTGCCTCTGCACAAAGCAGGTGCCCACTCTGCTGGGTCTTCGTGATTCTGGTTACGGACCAGAACAGCGTCATCGACAAAAGCCTCAACATCGCAACGCCCATCAGGACCGAAAGTAAGGTTGTAAATTTCGAGCACATCAGCGTTCATTGGGCATCTCCTGTACAGCGTGACAGCAGGTAGTAGCCAGTTCATCCATCCAAACGTCCCAGGACATTTTCAGGAATTGTTCAAGGTCCTGCAGTCTGACTAGCTGTTGCTCGTCGTAGGTGGTGGAAAACCCTTGCTCAACGCGCCGGGCTATCGAAGATTCAACGTGGTAGATGGCCCAGCGAACGGAGAAATACCACAGGCTGAGTTTTTCAGAAGGAAAGCTGGTGTGGGTGTCCATGCAGTCGGTGTGGTCGGGTGTACGCGGCAGCTTTTCGCCCCCGCATGACTAGTGTTACACACCCCCTGCTAAACGACCAGTAGGCCAGTTGTAAAACTTCACACCCGCTTGGTTTCGAGTTCGGCAGCCAGTACGGCAGCAGACCGTAACAGGGTGGTCAGGCTGACAGGCCGCATGTGGCGGTCGTGTGCGTATCGCACTGCCCACCGGACACCCATCGACACGTTGCCGTTACCAAGGGTGCGAGCCACGTCGATTTCTTCCTGGCTCATCCGCAGGTTGACGGTCTTGTTACGTCCCCGCCCCCTGGGCCGCTTACCCGGGTTGAGTTCATCAAGTTTGTCAGCCAATGTACAAGTCCAAATTTGGTTGAAATTAGGAGATCATTAGGCTTGCTCCACCTCGGCAGCGATGAAGTACGCGCAGAGGTGCGCCCGTTCGTGGTTTAGGTTTACTGCCCACGACAAGAGCACGTTGTCTGGAATGGGTGCGGTATGCCTGGCGCACTGGTGACGCTGGTGACAGCCGGTGCCGTGGCAACGAGTCATGTCGTTAAGCACTGGCACCCTCCAGCTCGGCGGCAATGGCGAACAGATCGTCTTCACATAAGACGCCGCTACCAGTTGCGTGTCCAAAACTCAGTTGAAAGGCAGCAGCACGCAGGGCAGCGGCAATCATCTCCGCTTCTGTGACGGCGCGGTCTAGTCGATCCGCCTCGGCCCAGTAGGCATTCAGCACCGCCTGCGCGGCGGGGCTTAGTGGGATCAAGCGATCGAGCAGTTCAGCCGGCTTCAGAAGGGATTCCAAGGGATTCAGCGGAGTAAGTGGTCACGACGGATACGTCGGCGCCTTGGCGGAGGGCCTGGCCGACAGCGCCATGAAAGATAGCGTAGGCCTCGGCCCCCTCAAAGATCCGAAACTCTTCGACTTCGATGGGCCGGCCCTTTTTGAACCAGCTCATGCGGATGAGCGCAAACACGTCATCAGGCACGGCCCCATTGATGACGGCCAGCGTGGGGCGTCTCGGCGGTCTTGGTTTGGACTGGGCAGTAGACACCGAAAGACTCCGGGAAAGCCGTGAGGCTGCCAAAAGCAGCCCCACCAGCAGGTTAAAGAAAAAGGTCATGGTCAGTTCCAGGCCTCCGATGCGGCCTGCTTGAGTTGGTTCATTTCACTTGCGGTGCGCTCTGATGCCTCGCGCGTGAAGATAGCGCTGTCCTGCTGTCCCAAACTCTTAGATCCATTGCCGCGTAAGGGGTTTGCCGTTTCGGGCTGTCCCATTTTGTCCTGTTTTGTCCCAACCTGTCCTTTTGGTGTCCCGGCAACCTGTTCTGGCTCCAGTTTGGGACAACTTGGGACAAAACGGGACAAACTGGGACAAGCGTTTTCTTCAGATCCAGCTCCAGCACTGGTTTTTTCCTCTTTAGGACAACTTGTACCTCCTCCCCCCCTGCGCGCGACTACTGCTAAGTAGCGCTTGCTGGAGCGGGCTCCCTCAACGACGACCAAACCTCGATCAACCAAACGCTGGAGTGATTTGGAGATGGCGCTGACGCTGCCACCCAGCAGTGGGTCAGCGTTCAGTTCCGTTTTGGTCATGGATACGCCCTTGGTCCGCAGGCGCTGGAGCACGCGGTCGATGATCGACGCAGGGCTAGCGGAATCCACACCATCCATAGCTGGAAGGTCCTGGAGCGAGAAGGTCAGGTCTTCCTGCTGGCGCAGCACCAGTTGCTTGCCCTCGTTGCCTTCACGGCTCTTACCGATGGTGATAAGCCGCGCAGAAGCCCCCACACGCTCCAGCTCGGACTTATCCGGGCGGTGGATAGCCCATGACTCATCCACGGCGTCCTGGAGCGCAGAGGTGCCCCTGAAGTCGCCGCTCTTGGCGGAGTGGTGGATGAAGACGATGGTGGTCGCCGGAAAGCTCTCGCCGTTTTCGGCGCTGTACCAGTAGATCGGCTCGGCGTACTCAGCTTTGTTCTGGTCGTAGGCACAACCCCGCATACAGGCCGTCACCGAGTCCCACACCACCAGCGAAGGGCGGTGCTCCTCGATCTGCTGGATAAACCAGGGGTACCAGAGCATCGACACCTTGTTCTGCACTACAACCGGATCATCAGCAGTGAATTCCAAGTCCTGGAACTGTTTACGCATCCGGCGGCTGTTTTGGTCGCCGTTCAGCCACAGCACCTTGCCCTGTTCAACCGGCACCTCGGCCCCACGCACAGAAAACGGGATCCCACGTGCAATGTGCTTGGCGAGCGTCAGTACGGCCATGGTTTTGCCGCAACCACCGCGCCCGTGGATCAGGACGGTGCCCGGTTTTGGTAGCAGATCAGGGATCAGGTATTCGATAGGTGTGTCCTCCATCGCAAAAATTTCCTGAAGACTGCCCCCTTGAGAACCCCGGCGATATTCCTGGTCGGCAATCAGCAGCCGTACAACAGCGGACGAGTCCCGGTAACCGGCTTCCAGGCCAATTTCGTGGAGCTTGTGCTGCACCTCCGACGGATTGGGCAGCGCCATAGCTGCCGTGGCGCGTTTGACGATTTCCTCGTGCGAAAGACCAGTGCTGCGGAATCGCTGCACCCGATCTTGTTCAACTTCTGTAACAACTTTGCGAAGGTCTTCGCCAAGCCAGAGGCGGCCCGGCAGTTGCTGATCAGCCAGCCAAAACA